TAACTTCCAGCAATCTTTCTTGATTCCGTTTGTTAAGAAAGCAGCTTATCGGTATATGCAGTTCGATCCAGAAAGCTATCCTGTTGCTGACTATAAGTTTAACGCTAGCTCAACGCTGGGCATTATTGCTCGTGAGTACGAAGTAACCCAGCTTGTGCAACTGCTACAGACGATGGGGCAAGACTCTCCGCTTTATATGACACTGGTGCAGTCGGTTATTGACAACATGAACCTGTCAAATCGCGAAGAGCTATTGTCAGCAATGCAGCAGGCTATGCAGCCAACTCAGGAAGCGCAACAGATGCAGATGCAACAACAGCAGATGCAGATGGCAGCGCAGCAAGCTCAGATGCAGTTCCAGCAGTCGCAAACTAATGCGCTTAACGCTCAGGCTCAAGAGTCTTCAGCAAGAGCGCAGAAACTTTCGGCGGAAGCTCAAGTAGTTCCAATGGAAGTTGAAATAGATAGAATTAACGCAGTAACTCGAAATCTTAAAGAAGGTGACGCTGAGGACAAGGAGTTTGAGCGACGAATGAAGTTCGCTGAGACTTTAATTAAAGAGAAAGAAGTAGAAGGAAAAGCAAATGCTAACAGACAGAGAACTCCAGACAATATTCCTCAAGTTCAACAAGAGGTTGGAGCCATTGGAGTTGGAGATACAGGAGCTGAAATCCCAGTTGAGCCAATTGAAGGAGTTGAATAATGGCGGCAAAGAAAGACTCACGACTGGGACGCGCGGGCGTAAGCGGGTTCAACAAACCGAAGAGAACCCCCAGCCATCCTACTAAATCGCATGTTGTAGTTGCGAAACAAGGTGATAAGATCAAGACAATTCGTTTTGGTCAGCAGGGCGTTAAAGGTGCAGGAAAGAATCCTAAGACAGCAAAGGATAAAGCGCGAAAGAAAAGCTACTACGCGCGACACAATGCTCAGGACTCCAATCCCAGTAAATTATCTGCGCGTTATTGGTCGCATAAGACAAAATGGTGAATCAAAATGAAAGTTAAAGCTCCAGATGGTTATCATTGGATGAAGCAAGGTAAAGAGTATAAGTTAATGAAAGACCCTTCTGGCGGTTATAAGCCGCATAAGGGCTCATCTAAGTCAGCAAATTTTACTGTTCAAAAAGCACACAAAAAGTAAGGAGATTGTTATGCCAGGCCATAAAATGAGACCAAAGCCAAAAGCTAAACCTAAAGCAAAATCAAAGCCTAAGAAAAAACCAATGCGTGTTGGTAGTCAACGAGGCTACTAATGAAGAAGCCTGCAAAGTCTAGGGTTAATCAGGCTGGTAATTACACTAAGCCAACTATGCGGAAAAACTTGTTTAACAAGATTAAAGCTAGTGGCAAAGGTGGTAAGCCCGGTCAATGGTCAGCCCGAAAAGCCCAAATGCTCGCAAAGCAATATAAATCTAAGGGTGGAGGCTATAAGTAATGGCACTTAAAAAGCCTCAAAAGTCTTTAAAAAAATGGACTAAGCAAAAATGGCAAACCAAATCGGGTAAGCCATCTACGCAAGGATCAAAGGCAACGGGCGAACGGTATTTGCCTAAGGCGGCTATTAAGTCGCTATCGGCAAAAGATTATGCAGCAACAACGCGCAAGAAACGCAAGGATACTGCCGCAGGAAAACAACATTCTGCCCAGCCCAAGCGGATTGCAAAAAAGACGGCGCGATCAAGAAAAGCCTGACTTTTTTAAGAAAGCGTGGTAAAAGGCAGTTTTCAACGAACTAAAAGGGGATAGCATGACACCTGAGTTAGAGGCGTACTTTAACAACTATAATGAGTTGTTTAACAGTGAGGGATTTAAACAGTTGATTGGCGAGCTTTCTAATAACGCCACGCAACTTGCAGACATACAATCGGTAAAGAATGAAGAGGAACTTTTTTACCGTAAAGGCCAAGTGGCTGCGTTTGCTACAGTAATTAATCTTGAGGCTACGATTACTGCAGCGCGAGAACAGGCAGAGGTCGAAGAACAAGAAGACATGAATGTATAAAATATACGATTTCCGTTGTGACAACGGGCATGTTTTTGAAAAGATGGTAGAGAGCGGTATCACAACCAGTAGGTGCGGTTGCGGTGCTAATGCTACTAAAATGGTGTCAGCCCCGAAGTGCGTACTCGAGGGTCATAGTGGGGACTTTCCCGGTCGTCACATGAAGTGGGTGCGAGAACACGAACAGGCTGGCAGAAACAAATCTCCATAATGACTTAGTTCACGGAGTTTAATATGTCTAGAGCAACAATGATTGATTCGCACCCTGAAGAGGATAATGCGGACAGCATTGAAAACGAAGTTAATGAGATTCAAGAGCCAGAACAGGCTGTTGAGCAACCTCAAGCTGAAGCAGAACAAGTTGTTGAGAGCGATGTTCCAGAGAAATACCGTGGTAAGTCTCTAAAAGAAGTCGTTCAAATGCATCAAGAAGCCGAACAGGTAATGAGTCGGCATTCTGTTGAAGTTGGTGAGCTTCGTAAGGTAGTGGATGACCATATTATGGCTCAGACACAATCGGCACCTCAAAAGCAATATGTCGAGCCTGAAAGTGATATTGATTACTTCACAGATCCTCAGGCTGCTGTTTATCGTGCTATTGAGAATCACCCTAAAATTAAGGAAGCGGAACAATATACAGCAAACTACAAAAAGCAAACCGCGTTAGCGGAGCTAAGTAATAGGCATCCAGACATGCAAGGCATTCTGAATGACCCTAAGTTTGCTGATTGGATCAAATCCTCAAAGATTAGGACTCAGTTATTTGTACAAGCTGACCAACAGTATAATGCTGAAGCTGCTGATGAATTGTTTAATCTCTGGAAGGAGAGAAAAACAGTTGCACAGCAAACCGCAAATGTTGAAAAACAAGTGCGGAAGCAACAACTCAAGGCAGCTAGTACAGGCAACACGAAAGGCAGTAGCGAGAAGACTCGTGAAAAACAATATCGCAGGGCTGACATTATTAAACTAATGAAAACAGACCCCGAGCGATACCGCCTTATGTCAGATGACATTTTAAAAGCGTATGCAGAGGGTCGAGTCAAATAATCTTATAGGAGATTGACATGGCTACTGCAACTTACCCCGGAACTGGGGGTTTTACCGCAAAAACTGAGGCAAATACTTTTATCCCAGGAATTTGGTCGGATGAAATTATTGCCGCTTATCAGAAAAACTTGAAGATGGCTCCGCTTGTTAAAAAGCTGGCTATGTCAGGTAAAAAGGGCGACAAGTTACACGTACCTAAGCCCGTTCGTGGTGATGCAAATGCTAAAGCTGCTGATACTGCAGTTACTATTATTGCAAACACCGAAGGTGAATTGACAATCGATATTGATCGTCACTTCGAATACTCACGTCTTATTGAAGACATTGTTGAAGTACAGGCGCTTTCTAGCCTTCGTCAGTTTTATACTGAAGATGCTGGTTATGCTCTTGCCGTTCAGATCGACAACGATCTACACGCAGCAGGTACTGGTTTTGGTGACGGCGGCTCTGTTGTATTCAGCCCAGCTGCTACTGACTATCAGCACACTGGTTGTTTCTTTAACGATGGTGGTACTACTACTCAGTACACTGACGATACCATGGTAGCGGCAGACGTATTTACTGATGCGTTTTTCCGTAACATGATTCAGAAGCTTGATGACAACAACGTGCCTATGGACGGACGTTCGCTTGTTATTCCTCCTTCTGTTCGTAATACCATCATGGGTATCGACCGATACGTGTCTTCTGACTTTGTAACGGGCCAAGCTGTAAACTCTGGCTTGATCGGTAACCTTTATGGTGTAGACGTCTACGTTTCAGCTAACTGCCGCACTATTGAAGCAGCTGGCGACAACACCGCGTCTTCTATCGACACTCGTGCTGCACTTCTGTTCCACTCTGATGCCGTCATCATGGCAGAACAGCAAGCTGTACGTTCGCAAACTCAGTACAAGCAGGAATACCTTTCAACTCTGTACACGGCTGACTGCCTGTACGGTGTTCAGGTATACCGACCTGAAGCTGGTTTCGTACTCGCAATCGCCGAGTAACGAGTTTAGGGGTCAGCAATGGCCCCTTTTCCTTTTCTTTTGCAGGAGTAGTCGATGGCGTTATTTCGTGGCACAGGTGGATCTGGCGATGCTAGTACGGACACGTATGCGTCTGAGGTAGCGCTAGAGGCTCGGACTGCTTCTACAAAAGCAAATGAGGCTGCGGCATCTGCGTTATCTGCAGCAACCGCACAAGCAGCAGCAGAAACAGCTAAGACTGCGTCACAAACTGCCCAGGCTAATGCAGAGACAGCGGAGACTAATGCTGAGACTGCGGAAACCAATGCCGAAACTGCAGAGAATGCAGCAGTAGCGGCAAAAACATCAGCAAATACAGCCAAGACTGCCGCAGAAACAGCGCAGTCGGCAGCCGAAGTAGCCAAAACAGCTTCAGAAACAGCAGAAACAAACGCGGAAACGGCAGAAACTAATGCGGCAGCATCAGCAGCAACGGCAACGACCAAGGCTACAGAGGCAGCAACTTCTGCCACTTCTGCCACTTCTGCCAGCACTTCTGCCAGTACATCCGCAACTAATGCAGCGACCAGCGCTACTGCAGCTCAAACTGCTCAGACTGCAGCAGAAACAGCGAAGACAGCGGCAGAGGCAGCTAAAGAAGCAATTGATGGTCTTTACCTTGGCACTGCTTCTTCTAACCCTACTGTTGACGGTAATGGCAATGCCGTAACGGTAGGTGACTGGTACTTCAATACTAGTGACAACACAACTCGAATCTACGATGGTTCCACGTGGAACAGTATTAACCCGGATCTTGTGGGTGACTCTACGCCACAACTAGGCGGCAATCTTGACCTAAACAGTAATAACATCACAGGTACAGGTAACGTCAATATCACAGGCAATGTAGTACTTAGCGGTACTGTTGATAGCCGTGACGTAGCCGCAGACGGGACTAAGCTAGACGGTATTGAAGCTAGCGCTACAGCAGAGCAGACAGCCGCAGAGATTCGCACATTGGTTGGCTCTGCAAGTGATTCTAACGTCTTTACTGACGCAGACCATAGCAAGTTAGATGGCATTGAGGCAGGTGCTACGGCAGACCAAAGCAACGCAGAGATAAGGGCGGCAGTAGAAGCGGCTACAGACTCTAATGTGTTTACCGATGCGGATCACACAAAGCTAAATGGAATTGAAGCAAGTGCTACGGCAGATCAAACAGCAGCTGAAATACGGACGCTTGTAGAGTCAGCAACAGATTCCAATGTATTTACTGATGCAGATCATACGAAGCTTAACGGTATCGAGGCTAGCGCAGACGTAACGGATACAGCTAACGTCACAGCGGCTGGTGCGCTAATGGACTCTGAGGTAACTAACCTTGCACAGGTTAAAGCCTTTAGTTCTGCTGACTACGCTACGGCAGCACAAGGCGCACTGGCTGATAGTGCATTACAGAGTGGGGACAATATTTCTGTCCTAACTAACAACTCAGGCTATATAACTGGCAACGAAACGATTACTCTGTCTGGAGCAGTTACAGGTTCAGGCACAACTTCTATTACTACTACACTGTCAACTGTTGACGGGGGAACTTATTAATGACCACGATTAAACTCAAGAATGGTTCTGGCGCACCTACGACTGGCGATCTTGTTCAAGGCGAACCCGCATTAGACCTGACTAACAAGCGCCTTTATACAGAAAATGCAAGCGGTACTGTTATCGAGGTAGGTACTAATCCTACTAGTGTTACTACCGGAGTCGTTACCGTGGACAACATCACGATTGACGGTGCGGAAATCGACTGTAGTGCAGATATGACCCTCGACGTTGCAGGTGACTTAACCTTTGATGTTTCGGGTGGAGATGTCCGCATTAAGGCTGATGGCACTCAAGAAATGCAGTTTAAGATCACTGACGGTGCGAATGTAGACATTATATCGACAGTCGCTGATGACGATATAAGACTTAGAGGCAACGATGGCGG